AGTGGGCCGAAGAGCAGTCACAAGTGCAATCAGACATGTGACTATCGATTCTTCCGAAAAGATATTGCGAAGGATTTGTACGATTTGCATGTCTGCACTGGCTGCTTTCTCGGAAGGCAATGCGACAAGAAAAATGACAAGCTTCACGTCACCAGAATCCCCGGAAAGTGCAACAACAAGACTGAGAGTGGAGGCGACATCAAGGACAAACACGTGGTGTGTCTTTACTCTGATTGTGAGTGGGCGGTGCGACCCGTTGCGCAAAGCATTAACAATGCTGTTCCAGCAATGGCAGTGACAAATGAACTCCGGCTGTGCAAGATTGAGTACCAATATCGCAGCCGTGAGGGAGTGGTGAAGCAAGGCAGCATGACCGGAAGTTTCATTGAACGTGACGGAAAGAAACTTGTTCAATCCAAGAAACATGGGCTGCTTCGTGCATGTACCGCTGTCACAATCCGCTACGGAAAGAAATTCGCCAAAGTGGCTGTTCTTCCTCCCCACCCTCTTGGAACTGGTACAGCGCACGGCGCTTACATTGAGGATCTGCGCGACCATGCTTTTTGGCCTGCCCCTGACGATGTCGACACAATGCAAATCGGCAATGTCAAAGATGCGGCAGACAAGCAAGACCCAGTGACCGCGATTCGTGTCATTGGAAACAAGATTGAGCAGAAGACTGTCCCTATGCTCGGAGAAAAGAACCAGATGGCAATCAATGCAGATGGAGACATTGTTGTCATCAAAACTGTCATTTCGTACCGACCTGACTCAGTCGCTGGAGACTCTGGAATGCCTGTCATGGACAAAAGTGGCAAATGCATCGGATCTCATAGCGGTTCTCCTGGAAATGGTCCTTTCAAACCTGGCCAAGAAGCTTACTTTGAGCCATGGGACTTTGAAATGCTCAACAAAGCTTTCCAAACAAAAAACAACTCCGTCCCTACCTCGAAAACCACCCAGAGTGGGTCAGGGACTGTGTCTCAGGCTACAGCGGCGACCGCGCAGCAATCTCTGGAGAGCAAACGGAAAACAAAAGGAAACTAGTCGGGCTCTTTCCAGTGCTCGGCCAAGTTTTCTTCCGATCTTCCGACTTCAAGGAGCATGAAGACCACCCTGCGAGTCAGTTCCTGCAGCAAAAGGGCTGGCTCGACAAATATCCCCCCACAATGAAAATGAACTGGGGTGACTTGGACACTGCGTACAAGTCTGCACTTCGTTTCTGTAGTGAACCGACCGATGTTGATGACGTCGATTGGGGAAGCTGGAACAGTGCATGGACACGCCTAAATAACCACATATGGCAAATTTGTCGTGGCTCAAAAGTGAGCTCTTGGGAAGAAGTTGATCGAGAAACTGATTTCTCCAAAACCAACGGATGGCCTGAATGTCAGCGCTATGGCACCAAAGGGCAATGGTACGATGTTCCTGAAAATAAGGACTACCTAGCAAAAATATGGGATTCCCATTTGCCTAATGGAACCATCCGTTTCTTCAATACTGTGCTTGAAAAACACGAGATTCGCCTGGCCGAAAAAGTCGACCAAGGCAAAGTGCGTACAATTACACCGGTTGCAACACCACATGTGCAATCATCTCGTCGTTTGTACCAAGATATCCTGGAACGCCTAAACAGGAAGCCCCTTCATAGCTACACTGCCCATGGTTTCAACCCATACCGTGGCGGTGTTAATGCTCTCTTCACGTACCTCACGGGAGATGAAGGCTTCAGAAAAGGCTTTGAA